TCCACCTGCGCCAGAGCCTGTGTATTACGCACCGCCTCCGCCACCGCCACCGCCCGCGCCGGAGCCCGCCCCTGCGCCGGTGTATTATCCACCTGCACGCGAATCGGCGGAAACGTATTACGAGCCTGAGCCGGTGTATGTTGCACCCACACCCGCGCCCGCGCCCGTAAGCGGCATTGGCAGCCCCGCGGCGATATCTTACGCGCCAGAGCAAACGTATACGCAAGCAACCGTTGCCCAGTCCGCCGAGCCGGCGCCTGTGAGCGGTATCGGCAACTCTGCGCCGCCGCCTTTCGTGCCTCAGTACCGTGAGCCTGAGCCGCAGTACTTTGCCCCTGAGCCTTTCTTTCCTCAGTATCAAGAGCCGACCTACACTCCGCCGGCACCCCCCGCGCCGCAGCCGATGGCGCAGCCGGGCGTGCCTGAGATGACGCCTGAGTTCATCCAGCAACTGCAACAGGGCGCAGCGGCTGTCGGCAACGCCGCGCAGTCTGGTGACATCTCCGCTCTTTTTGCCCCCGGCACACTCAGCACCCTCGACCCGCTATTTGATTACGCTAAGACAGCGCCTGTTCTGACGCTGAAGGGCAACACGGAATACGAGAACCTGAGCTTTCAGCCGCTGCCCGACACCAAATATCAACTTACTGTAGGTGGAAAAGCGGTCGGCGCAGCTAGCAATCCTCAGGAAGTTGCGCGGCTGGTTGATCAAGCGAACGCCATATCGGAGCAAGGCGGCGCGAACGTAGACGTTCGCCTTCAGCGGGAAGTGCAGGCAGCGGATAAAGCAGGCAACCCGTACACCGCGTTCGAAGACGTGTACTCGAACAAAGAAAATAACATGGGGGCGCTTGAGACCCTCATACCGCTTGCGCTTTCCGTCATGGGAGGCCTCGCGCTTGGGCCTTTGATTCAAGGAGGGGCGGTTGCAGGCAGCGCATCCGCCCTTGGTGCCGGCCTTGGTTCTGCAGCTGGCTCATTTGCTGGCAATTTGGCTGTTGGCAAAGGCCTCGAAGAATCTTTGATAAAAGCGGGCATTTCTGGTCTGACCGCAGGCGCGCTCAAGGGAGTCATGCCGGGAGGCAATGGCATCGGCCAGATGCCTGACGTTGATTTTGCCGGTCTTGAGAACATCGTTTTTGGCGGCTCGACGGCGTTGCCCGCCGCGGCGCTTGAACCGTTGATCACCTCTACGGCGTCCACGTTAGGATCGACGGCCCTGCCTGAAATCGTTGTCTCGGCGGCCCGGAACGTAATAGCCCCTAGCGTTCTCTCCGGTCTCACCGCGGCGAGCGGGTCTCTACTGGGAGATGTCGGCAAGTCGCTCACGCAGCCCGATCAGTTCCAGCAAGCGGTCGATCAAGGGCGTATTGAAAACCGGTTCGGCCCTGCGCCAGACGCCGATGAAATCCTTGCTCTGGGCCAACGCGCTGTTCCGACGATCCCCGGCACCGAGGTGTTGGCTCCTATCACTGGCGGCGCAGTAACAGCCCCATTGTCGCCGCAGGACCTGCCCGCACAGCCTGCACAGCCCGCGCAGCCGCCGGGTGAGCCAGAGATTGTCGTCTCAGGCACTGCGATTCCGAAGGTCGATCTGATTGGCGGCCTCGGCGGCGCTGCAGCGGCGGGCGGCTTTGACCAGTTCCTCAGCGACAACGCCGGTATGGTTGGAGATGGAACGGCGCAGCAGCCAGCTGAAGCTCCGGCTGACGAAGAAATTGTTGTTACGAGCCAGCCGACGCCTCGCGTCGACCTGTCCGGTCTTGGTGGGCTTGTGCCTGCTCTGATTCCGACTCCGCCCGCTGCACCTGCCGTTGAAATTTTGCCGGGCGAGACGCTTCTAGAGGCTGTGGCTAAGCGCCTGCCGGGGACGCGCCTTGACGCTGGCCTGTCCGCTGCAACTGGTTCACTCTTCCCTGCCGCCTCGGCTGACGTGTCGCTTCCCGGCGAGGAACTGATCGACGTCGCCGCTAGGCGCATCCCGGAAACGCGCCTTGATAGCGGTCTGGCCGCTGCAGCTGGCGCGCTTACTCCCGCTGCACAGCCTGTTGCCGAAGTCGTACCGGGCGAAATCGTCGTCACCTCAACACCTACGCGTCCGGGCGAAATTTCGTCTGGCATCAGCGCTCTTACTCCTGAGGTTATCAGCAACATTGTCAGCGCGACCGAATCGCTTGGCTATGCTCCTTCCACAGTGGAAGAGGAAGCTCTTGCTGAAGGCCGGCGCTATGAGAAGCCTTCTATCGCTTCCGCCCTTGCTGTCCCTGTTAGCCAGACATATCCCATCGCAGAAGGCGCGACTGACGTTCTTCCTGATGACGAAACACTGGTGGAAGGCCGGCGCATTCAACCGCCGCCCATTGACGCTGCGCTTGTCGGCCTCCCGGTTGCCGCTGCGGTCGCGGCTCCTGCGGTCTTGTCGGGAGGCGCGGCGCCACAGGGCCCGCTTGGAACTAGCACCCCGTCTACTGTCGAAACTGGGGCCGCTGGCACCGGTGGTTTAACTGCGAAGCAGGTTATCAACGGCCTCACGGCTGCTAACGCAGTCGGCGCCCTCATCAGCGATGCGCTTGCTGGAGGCGGCGGCGGCGGCGGCCCCCTTGATGTAGGCACTGGCTACATCGTACCGACAGGGCGCGCTCGCCAGCTTGCTGCCGCGACGTTCGATCCCTTCACCTACGGGCAGAGAGAGGGTGAGTTCGCGTTCTTCGGGGATGGCATGGCCGAAGGTGGCGAAGTCGACGACGATATGGTAAGCCACCTCATTGCTTATCGTAAGGGTGGCGGTCACATGGGTCCGGGGCAGGTCAAGGGCATCGGCAGCGGTCAGGAGGACAAGATTCCCGCTTGGCTTTCTGACGGTGAATATGTCTGGAGCGCGCAGGACGTTGCCGATCTTGGCGATGGTTCGACCGATGAGGGCGTCCGCCGCCTCGATAAGATGCGCCAGATGGTGCGCAAGGGCGCTGGACGTAAAGACGTGAAAAAGATTGCGAAGCCTCAGCGTGGGATTGAAGATATGCTGAAGGCTGTTGGAGGTGCGGTTTAATGGCCACGCAGACTACCCAGACGCAGACCATCCTGCCGGCATGGTATGAGCAGTACGCGAAGGACGTTCTGAGCAAGGCGACCGCTGCCACTTCGCAGCCGTACCAGATGTATAACGCCCCTCGTATCGCGCCGTTCCAGCAGGAGCAGCAGCAGGCGTTCGATCTCTACAAGCAGGGGATGGGCTCGTATCAGCCGTACATCAATGCGGCGACGGAGGCTGTCGGTCGCGGCACAGGGTCGTTCACGGATCCCGGCGTTTCGCAGCAGTACATGAACCCGTACATCCAGAACGTCATCTCTGGCATCGGTTCGACCGCGGCGCGGAACCTTTCCGAGAATATCCTGCCCCAGTTGAATCGCACCTTTATTGGCGGCGGCACGTTCGGTGGCTCGCGCAGTGCGGAGTTCACGCGTCGTGCCGTTCGCGACACGCAGTCGGCGGCGCTTGGCAAGCAGATGGAAGCGATGGCCGACGCCTATAAGTCTGGCGCCGATCTGTATGGCACTGAAGCCAGCCGCGCGCTGACGGGGGCGCAGCAGTATGCGCAGTTGGGTGACACGGCTGAAGACCGGCGCCTGCGTGAACTGTCTGGTCTGGAGTCGATTGGCGCAAAACGTCAGGAACTGGCACAGACGTCGGCTGATCTGGCGTATCGCGACTTCGAGCGTCAGCGTGATTACCCGCTCACGCAGATTCAGCAGTTGGCTAACATTGGCGGCCAGCCTTCGGCGCAGGGTTCTGGAACTCGGATTAGCACCGAGCCGGGCACGTCTGGCTTTGGTTCTGCTCTGGGTCTTGGGGCTACACTTCTGGGCACGATCGGTGCGACCGGCGGCTTCGGTAAGTCGGGCTGGCTAACCGGCCTGTTCAAGAAAGAGGGCGGCAAGATTGAAAGCCCCGTCAAGGATGGGAAGCGTAACCTGAAGAGCCCGATGCACGGGCTTGGCTGGCTGAAGGATGTGCGCTGATGGCCGCTATGGATATTAGAAAGGCTCGCGCTCTCGCGGAGCAGAGGATCAGGTCCGGGCAGAACAACGGTCTGGGTCTGGAAGACCTTGTGCAGCAGATCATTGCTGAATCCGCGGGCGCGCCGGATACTGCCATCGGAAATGCGCTGATGGTTGTGCCGCCGCGAACGGTGACGCCTGCCACCCCCGCCCCGATGCAGCCGGGTGTTCAGTTAGTGGCGCCTAAGCCGACCGCGGAGATGGCGCCGCAGCGCGCAGCGTCGCGTCCGTCGCGTTATCAGCCGGAACTGGACAGGGTTATGGCTGAGCGTGCCGCCGCCGAGAATGCGATGGCCGGCCAGAAGCCAGATATGATGGCTCAGATCCGTCTGGCTACCCTGCAGGAGCAGGCCAACAGGCTTGCCGCCTTGGCACGAGCAGAGGGCAGTCCCGAAGCTGAGATCCCCGAAGAAGTGCGCGCTGCTTTGGAGGGGCGTCAGGCGCGTCTTGGTCGCCGTGAAGAGTTGCTGGCCGAAGCTAGGGCCCGTTCGCCGTTCGAGGCTCTGATTGCGGGCGGGGCTGCCATGGCTCAGGGGCGCCGCGGTGAGCGCTTCGCGGAGGCGTTAGCGCGGGGTCTACAGACCGGGGTTCAGGAGTATGGCCGGTCTCGCCGCGCGGGCGAAGAAGGCGCTGAAAGCATCGCTGAGGCGCGCGAGCAGGCGATGATTGATCGCTATAATATGCAGGAGCGGGCACGCGATGCCGCTCTGCAGCGTGCGCGCGATATTCAGGGCATGAGTGATGAGGGCCGCAAGGCGGCGATTGAGGACATCGAAACTCCGCTGCGGCTGCGTAAGGGTGAGGCAGACGTTGGCACGGCTGAGTTTAATTTAAAGAACGCTCCTGAGATGGCTAAGCTGGACAGGCTTGTCGCTCTCGCTCGGATTAATGCGTCAAACCGTGAAGGCCGTGGAGATGGCAGGGTCGACGTTGAAGGTCGCGCCGACCGCGCTGAAACAGGCAAGGCTGCTGCCCGGTATCGCGGAGCGGCGGCAAGGTATGAGGCTTTGCGCGCGGCCAATCCCGGCGCTACAATGCAAGCGCTGAGGGAGGCGGACCCAAAAACCGTTGATGATTATCTGGCGACTAAGGCCCAGCTAGAAGGATACTCAGCCGAGCTAGAGCGGACTCAGGGTTTCACCCCGTACATTGGCGGACGCAATCCCTCGGTTGGCGCGCTTACCGGCGGAAGGAAGCCTCCCGTTGCCGGGGCGCGCCTCGCTCCCGATGGAAAATACTACGTGCCAGATCCGAAGCGACCGGGTAAGTATTTGCAGGTCGGTTAATAAGGGCTGAGAGATGGTTCGCTACAAGCCGGTCGATTACGATCCATTCGCGCCAGCTTCGAGCAAAGTCTCACTGAAGCCGGTCGATTTCGATCCGTTTGCACCGAAGAAGAAGGAAGACGAGGAAACCTCTTTCCTCCGCGACGTAGGCGGCGCTGCCATTCGCGGCGCCGGTCAGATCGTATCGCTTCCGGGTCAGCTTGCCGGCCTTGTTACCGGCGACATGGACAACATCTCCACGCGCGCCGGTAAAGCCGTTGAGGAGTTTGGCGAAGAACTCCAGACAGAGGCTTTCCGTGAGCGTCAGCGCCAGCAGGCAGCACGCGTGGCGGAGGCCGAGAAGGAAGGCTTCCTCTCTGGCTTCGGGCAGCAGGCCAAAGAGCTTCTGACTGATCCCCTGTCGCTCGCGGCAGGCATCGCACAGACGGCGCCGGCTATGATCGGCACGGGCGGCGCTGGCCTTGCTGGTCGCGCTCTGGCTGGGCGTCTGATTGGCCAGCAGGCAGCAAAGCGTGGCGCTCTGGCAGGTGCTGCCACTGGCGAGGCCGCCATCGTTGGTGGCGATGCGGCGCAGGCTACCTACGACCGCGTGAGCCAGATGCCGCAGGAAGTGGTGGCGCGCTCAGACGCGTATCAGGCTGCCATCGCGGAAGGCGCCACACTTGAAGAGGCGCGTAACGCTGCGGCTATCTCTGCTGCTCGCCGCGCTGCTGCGGTCGCTGCTCCGATTGCGGCTGCCACCGGCCCGCTTGGTCTCGAAGCTGCGCTGCTGACCGGCGGCCTGCGTCGCGGTGTAATTCGTGGCGGCGCTGAAGGCGCTATTCGTGAAGGCGGCACCGAAATCGTTCAGGAAACCGGGCAGGGCGTTGCTGAGAACATCGGCGCGCAGGCCGTCGATCCGAACGTGGCATTGACCGAAGATCTCGGCGGTCGCGCGGCTGCTGGTCTGATCCTTGGCGGCACGATGGGTGGTGGAGCAGGCGCTATTAGCGGGCTGCGTGGGCCGGAAGCTGAGCCGGGAACGGAGCCGCCGCCGCCGACTGGGGAGCCTGAGCCTGAGCCCGAGACCGGCGTCCCGGCCACGCCTTTCGGCGCTCCTCCCGCCTCTGAGCCGCCGCCTGCTGGCCCAGCTGGCCCGACCGTGACGATTGACGCCGAAGAAGTAATCATCGAACAGCCGGATGGTAGCTTTGAGGTCATCCCGCGTGCTGAGTGGGAAGCAACGCAGAGGCCCGCTGCGGCGCCTGTAGCTGTCGCGGAGCCAGTCGCGGAGCCTGCGCCCGCGCCTGCTGAGCGCGCTAAGCCCATCATTAACGAATACGTCATTGACGACGCCATCGACTCCGAGGGGCCGGAGCAGGTTAGGATCGTTCGCCGTCCTGACGGCGCATACATTATGCGCGGTGAGCAGCTTATCGATGTGAGCGGTCAAGTCGAGGCCGGCATGTCCGACGAGCAAATTATTGCAAGCAGAATCGGCGAAGATACCAGTGGCGCAAATGTGCGCCCGATTGGCGCCGCGCCTGCTACCGCACCTGCGCCCGCGCCTGCGCCTGTTAGTAGGATTTTCCAGCCGTCCGGTCGGCCTGCGCCCGAACCCGAACCTGCGCCGCCACCGCCGTCTGATGATTCGAGAATCTTTAAACCGAGTGCGCCTGCGCCGGTTGCCATGCCAGCGCCCGAACCTACACCTACCCCTGCGCCCGCACCCGCTCCCGCTAAGCCGCCTCGCGCTCAAAAGCTACCGGCCCCTCCTAAGGCCGCGACCACGATGCAGGCGTACATCGCCCAGATCGCGAAGACATTTAAGAAGGGCCAAGATCGCTATAGCTTTGAGAGCGCTGTCTATCACGGCGTCGATCCAGACTGGCTGAACAGCCGCGCCGATCTTCGCCGCATGTTTGGCAAGGAGAAGCTGACGCGCGGTCGCGACGGCAAGGTGGTCCAGAACCGTCGCCAGATCGACGAGAACCTGAAAGACTTTGCCGACCTTGCGATGGGATTCCAGCCCAAGGACTGGGACCTCTACGGTGAGGCCCTTGATGAGAACGGCTATGTCACACCTGAGGCTCTTGCTGACCTCATCAACAGAGACGCGTCAAGGTACGACCCAACCACCGGGCGTCCTTATGAGCAGGAAGTTCAGGAGGAGGATTACGGCTTCGAGGCGACGGTGGAGGCTGTCTCTCGGGAGGCAAGCGATCTTGGCGTTGATCTGACCGATACCGATATGCGCGCCATCGCTGAGCGGATCGGCGCTGATGGCGACCCTCTGCAGGGCATCGTTGATTATGTGAACGAGCAGTTTGAAGAAGTCATGGCCGAGGCGCGCGACTACTCGGAATATGATGCTGGACAAGAGGAATTCCCTGATGGCCCTGTCACCAATATCGAAGATAGCACTGCTGAACCGGGCGTCGGTGGACAAGCGGCTGCACCCGGAGACACGGGCCAAGGCCAAGCGGACCGCGAACAACCTGCGGGCACTGCTCCGCAAGGGGAAGAAGGCTCGCTCGGACTAGAGGCTGCTCAGGCCGTCCCGGCAGGGGGCATGACCGAACGCCAGCGTGCCGAAATGCAGGCGCGCTTGCAGCAGTCGCAGATGCGGCGCGGCAATCAGGAGGCCTTCGATCAGCAGGAAGGCGGCATGTTCGACGCCAGCCGCGATCAGGGAGACATGCTGTCCGAGGTGCGGCCCGGCGGCCTTGTCGGCGGCGTCCGTATGGACATCGACAAATATCGGGGCGGCACTCTCTCCGATATGCTGGAAGAAATTTTTGCCAACTTTGACGATAAGTTCAGTCAGTACGACATGTACTTGGCGGGCCGGATCTCAACGCTTCTAAGTGAGGCTGAGCGCGCTGGGCTGAAGGTTAAGCTACACATTCTTCAGGAAGGAGATCCCGCTCCGACAAGAATCGCCCGTGGACGCGCGTATGGTCTGGTGGACACGGATCTTAAAGCCAATACGATAGATGTTTATTTCCGCTCACCATCCTTAGGTGAAAATAGCGCGGGTAACACTTCGGAGGTTGTCCTCCATGAAGCGTTGCATGCAGTTTCTGCTGCGTTCATTCTTGCCCGTCGTCTTGGACGGAACACCCCGAAGATTGACGCATTTGTTAAGGAATTGAACGACTTACGCAATACAGTCGTTAAGCACTTTAACGAGCGGGTTAAGTCTGGGGCGGAGCTAAACGAACTGGAAAAGTCTTGGTACGAACGCGACAGCAACGTCTTTACTAACCTCGATGAGTTTCTGGCGTGGGGTATGACCAACGGCAAAGCGCAGGATTATCTGCGTAGCATCAAGGTTGGACCCGGGAAAAACTTGTTCCATCGGTTTATCGCCATGTTCAAGAGCATGCTTGGTATCCCTGATGGCGATGTGTCGGCTCTCAGCCATCTTATTGAAATCATCAACCCGCTGTTCGAGGCCACTGAGGCCGACTACAGGGCCATTATGGGGGCGCCCGCTCCCGGGAAACAGGGACCGACGCAGGGTGACCTGTTCTCCAGCAACGCGCAAATGCGTGGACGCTCGCCTCCGCCTCCGCCGTCTGGTCCACCTCCGTCAGGTCCGCAGCAGTCGCTGTTCCCGCCGTCGCAGCTGCCGCCCAGTCTCACGCTGCCAAAAGAAACGCGCCTTCAACGCTACTCTCGCAAGCTAGTCGACCGTTTCGAGCGCCTGCGCGTTGTGCAGAGCCTTGGCCAACTGGCCGCCGGCATCGAGGGTTTCTACGAGGCTGCCCGCAAGTTCGACAGTCGTGCCGGCGAACTGATGCAGAAGTTCGAGCGGGACTTCGGTAAGAAGATCAAGGAGATCGCCCGCAACGCTGGCTTCGGGATGAACGACATCGATCTGTATCTCTATTCGAAGGCGGCTCCGGAGATAAATGCCGACTTTGAGATGCGGGAAATCGGTCGCCTTGTCACGAAGAAGGGCGGCGATCCGGCGATCATGACCAAGGTCAATGGGACGAATCCGAACTTCGACATGAACCAGCGTGAGCGGGACTGGACCCCGGATCAGCCGCGGTGGTCGCACCCAGACCCGGCGATTGATGCGGCCATCCTCGCTGAGTACAAAAAGGCTAACACGACCCTACTGTCGGGGTCTGGTATTTCCAACAAGGACGCCTTTGATGAGGTGGATCCGTTGGAGAATGGCCCCAAGGGGCAGGCTTGGAAAGACATTGCGAAGGTTCATCGGGACTCCGTGAAGTGGGCGCTGGATAACGACGTTGCTCGCGGTGTGAAGTCGCGCAAGGTCGCCGACGAAATGTTCAAGGCAATCCCCCACTATGTTCCGGTGAAGGGCAAGACCAAGGCGGGGCAGTATCTCTCTGATGCAGACTTCGCTCTGATGGACGATCAGGGTGATTCCTATGAGGAGATGATGTCCGGAGGCGCAGGCTTCTCCATTACCAAGAACGAGTGGAATCAGCGTCGCGGTCGCAAGACGTTGCCGTTCTCCCCGTATGGCACGTTCATGTCTGACGTCGGCGCTCGCATCGTTCGCGGTGAACGTAACCGTGTCGGTCAGAAGATGATGGATTTCTTTATCAGGAATCCGTCCAACGAATGGCGCGTCTTCAGCGACCGCAATCCTCCGCGCGACCGGAACGGCAACATCCGGCGTCCCGATCCTCGTGATCCAAACTTCATGGTGGTGAAGCGTGGCGGTGAGACGTTCTACCTGCGCATCGAGGACCCCTTGCTCCAGAAGGCTGCAAAGAATCTGAACCCGACGCAGATGAATGCGTTCCTAGAGCTTTCAAACAAGGTGACGCGTCTGCTGTCGCGTTCGTTCACGACGGCGAACCCGGACTTCTTCGTGCCGAACGTCTTCCGGGATCTGCAGTCCGCTGCGCTGAACCTCGCGGCTGACGCCCCGGGTCTGGCCAAGGCTTTCAGCAAGAACGTGAGGGACAGGAAGGCATTCCGTAGCATTGCCGCGTTTGAATACGGGAGGTCCGGAGGCGATCCCGCCTTGCGCGACCTGTACGAGCAGTTCAAACTGGACGGTGGCTCAGTGTCATGGGCACAACGCGAAACTCCGCAAGAGGCGGCTGCCCGCATTCAGGATGACCTGAAGACGCTCGACGAACGGCTGAAGGACATCAAGGACGCCAAGGGCGCCAAGGAGACCATTGACGCTCTGTGGAAGCCCACAAGCAAGAGCTTCCGCGCTATGGTCGGCGCCCTCGAAAGCACCAACGCTATCTTCGAGAACGGCATCCGCTTCGCCGCCTATCGCGCTGCAATTAAAGTCGGCATGACCCGCGAGCAGGCGGCTATGATTGCCCGTGAGGCGACTGTGGACTTCAACCGCCGCGGTGAAGCTGGCGCCCTGCTGAACGCCCTGTACGCCTTCTTCAATGCCGGGGTTCAGGGTAGCGTCCGCACGGCGCGGGCGCTGTCGAACAACCCGTTCAAGACCGGCAAGCTGTCCACCACGCAGGCGGCGCTGCTTGGCATGATGACCACGGCTGCCACGCTGGCAGCTGCGAACGCGGCCATGTCTGACGAGGACGATGACGGCAAGCTCTTCTGGGATAAGATCCCGGACTACGAGAAAGAGCGCAACCTTATCATCATGAACCCGCTCGACGGGAAGACCTATACCAAGATCCCGATGCCCTACGGCTTTGGCTTCTTCCCCTATCTGGCGACCCGGACGATGGACGCAGCTCGTCGCGGTGACGATCTCGGCGCTGTCGGTCTGGACATCGTGACTGCTGGCCTTGGCAACTTCTCCCCGGTCCAGTTCGGTGCCGGCAATATCCCCAGTTCGGTTGCCCGCGCAGTGACGCCCACGATGGGCAAGCCGTTCGTTGAACTCATGCTCAATGAGAACTTCATGGGCAAGCCGATCTACAACGAGCCGTTCGACAAGGGTCAGTCCTACGCCTCCGTCGCCCGGTTCAATACGCCCGAAGGATATAAAGAACTGTCCCAGTTCCTGAACGACATCAGCGGCGGAGAGGGTAAACTCAAGGGCAACCTGAATGCACCTGCCGAGAGCTTTGAATACCTCACAGAGTTCGCCTTCGGTGGCGTGACCAATCTGGCCAAGTCGCTCTATCGGACGGGCGAAGAAGGCGATGTCGTGGCCGCTCCTGTGGTCCGTCGTCTTGTTGGCCAACCGGGTAAGGGGCGTAATGTCGGCGAGTATTACGAACGCGAAGAGAGAGCGCGCGTCGTGAACCAGCAGATGAAGGATCTGACCGGTCTTGAGCGGCGGGCGCTGATTGAGAAGTTCCCGGCGGAAACTAATCCGCGTGTTCAGTCGGCCTTGACCAGCGCCCGCTCTGCGGTTCGTAAACTGAACGAAGAACGCAAGCGCATTCGGAATCTGGACATCGATGAGGGTAGCAAGGCTGAGCGCCTTGAGGCTCTTCGGGAACGCACCGACGCAGAGTTCGTGCGCTTCAACCGGGTCTACAATCAGGTGGAGCAGGCGACCCGTTAAGGCCGCCTGCTTTCACGTTCTCAAAATGGAATAGAATCCTCATCATCCAGCGGACGCTGCGGTGCGCGCTGGGCGGGCGCTGCTGAACGCTGCTGGGTGGGCTGAGCGCCGTCCTGCTTAGGTTCATACATCGAGACGATGATGCTCTCACGGCCATCGTTGCCGCCGACACCAGCCGGATTGAACGTGCGGTCGAGCAGGATGTAGGGGCCGTTCTGCCCATCCATCACGACGCCGACGTTCTTGAAGCGGCCCTTGGTCTGGCCTTGGCCGTCAGTGTATTCGCCAACCTTGACGACCAGATCGTATTTCTTACCCATTCACTCTCTCCTCAGTTAAACAGTTTCAGCAGCTTCAAGGCGCCGCGCGGGGACATGAGCTCGGCTTCGTCGAGGTAGCCGTTGTGCAGTTCCCGCCACTCGCCGCGCTCTTCCTGAGTGAGCTTTACAACGATGTCGTGTGCCGCATTGCACCATTCATCCCAATCAACCATGTCGCCTTCTTCCCGAGGTTCCAGAACGTCGATGTGGAGCTCCTTCTTCTGGCGCGGCACTGCCGTTGTCTTGGCTGCCAGCTTCTCTTCGAGGCTCTGCACCTGCACTTCCGCGACAGGGGTCTCATCGAAGTCCGTGATATCGAAGCCCGTGATATCGACCTCGCTGCCGGTGATCTCATCGGCCTCGATCACACCCTCCGCCTGATTGTCCACGGCCACGGCGCGCTGCGCTTCGGTCGAGAGCGGCATGTACTTGCTGGCCCGGCGGACCACGGTCTTGCGCCACATTTCGGCTTCGTCCGTCTTCCACGGGCCGACGATGTTGCCGTCCTTGGTCTTAGCCGATGAGCGGTCGCGGATAGCAAGGATCTGTTCCTTGCTCATCACCTCGAACTGGGTCTCGCCGTTCTTCAGCTTCCACACGCAGTAGGCACCGACCATCGCGCCGCGATTGGACAGTCCGTGCTTGTGGACGATGCTGGAGTCCAGACCTTCCACAACCTCGAACAGATCGTTCTCGTGGACCAGCCGGCTTTCAATCTTCAGCACCTCACCGGACTGCATGGCAAGCTTCATCAGGCCCTTATAGCGGGGCCGGAATTGCGCCACGTTCTTCTTTAGGCGCCCATCCCATACCTTCAGGATGTCTGCCTCACCCATGTTCTTGTTGAGGCTCAGGCCCAGTTCTGCGGCGCTCAGGCACGCCTTCAGCAGCGAGCCGCGGTCACAGTCCAGCAGGTCCATGTTGTCGGCCACAGCGGCGACGACGATGCCTTGGAATTTATCGACGCTCATCGCCTGCGGCAGAAGGCTACGCAGGTGACTCTCGCGCATGGCGAGCTCCTGCTTGAACCGGTCCATCGGTTTGGCCGGGAGATTACTTGCTGACATTGCTCAGTTCCTCTTCGAGATCTTCAATCATGAGTTCAATCGCGCGCTCAACGGTGGCGCGCAGGGTGGGCTTGAGCGGGTGGCGCTTGGTGAGGGTGCGTAGCTGTGCCAGCAACTCACGGTCGACCCGCATCATCACGTCGTCTTTTCTAATCGTAGTGTACTTTATCATTTTGACACCGTAACTTTCTTGTAGCCGGAGCGGGCACCGTAGAAGTTACCGATCATCTCGGCGGTGATCTCAGTGCCGACCGATGCCTTGATGGTGCTGATCGACAGCTTGTGGTCGCCGCACTTCACAACGGCTTTTTCCTGAGACGTGTTCATCTTCTTCATCTCCTCGATGCTAAGGGTCAGAAGCTCGGTCTTTGCTGCGTCCTTCTTGGCCTTGGCCTCCTTCTCAATCGCAGCGTTCTCCAGATACGTCTGGAACAGGTGGGCATGCTCCGTGGTGAGCGTCACCTCAGACATCGGCACGAAGTCCAGCAGGCGAACCACTGCTTCACCATCTTTCTCGAAGTCGACCGGCGGCTCCTCGCCTGCCCGGACGCTGTCCCAGAACTTCGCGACATGAGATTTAATTTTCGAAATTATTTCCACACTGCGGGGAACCTTCATGCGGCGTGGCTCGTTCCGTATCAGCGCAATCAGCCAGCCATACTCAGCATCCGTGCAGGCCATCTGATGCAGAACCTGAAGGACGTAGTTGTCGGGAGCGCAGGTGATCGTGTCACCTTCGTACTCCCAGCCGTCGCCGTGCGCCGACCACTTGATCTCGACCGGGTGGCCACCGTCTGTCTGGAAATCCAGCGATGCGCCCATGCCGGGACAGTCATCCGCGGTATAGTAGTCGACGACCTTCTCGATCTTCATATCCCAGCGGTGCGCCGCCCAGTTAGCGATGCCGCTTTCGAGGAACGTGCCGGCCTGAACGGACTTATTGTCCGAGAGATCCTCAGGCGGCAGCTTGCCAGACTTCTCCATCCACAGCTGCCAGAGCGTTGTGAACGGCGACATGTCGAACAGTGCCGCGACATCGCTTGCGCCTATGTGTTGTGATCGTAGCTCGTGCCAGTGGGTCTGGTCACGGACAGATAGTGCTCCCATGTATGCCTCCGGTATTGTTGTTGTGGGGTTACAGACATACCGCCGTCTACGGTTTTATGTCAAGCCCCTTGTAAACGTCGTCGAGAGAGCGGGCTAAAATATAAATACCACCGCGCCTTTCCCATGCGACCTGCCACGCAGCCTGCACCTGACGCTGCTTACCGCGCTGGGCTTTCACCTCGATGGCGAACGCGCGACCGGGGGTGATGACGCCCAGCAAGTCCGGGGTTCCCTCCGGCGCCGACTGAATCACGCGGGCGCCGCCGTCCAGAGGGCGGAACTTGCCGACGTTGATGCGGAACATCATGATTTCCATGCGGCGCCCCAGAGCGAGGCGGATCTCGGCTTGAAGTATTGCCTCTTTCATTGCAACGTCATCCCTTCCGTCTCACCGCTCAGGCATTCCATTGCGGCGTTGACCGCCGCAGCCATCGCCACGAAGCACCTGCTGGCCTCGATCTCATCAATGCCCCGCTCTTCCTGCCACTCATCCAATGCCCGCAGCAGACCAACTGACAGCGCCTGTATCAGCGACAGAGGGATCAATACCGCATCTGGCCCTGAGTCGTTCCCATCGTCATCTTCCATATCGCTGTCCTCTCTTCTTCGGTTAGCCCGTTCGTAGTGGGAGCATTGCGCCCGCCCATCTTCTTCGCAATGCGCGCAGCCTCCTGCCCGCAGATGACATTAAACGCCCAGTGCGTCGGGTTCTTATACCCACGCTTGCGCGCGACGCTGGTCAGCACCTTAAACTTATTCTGAATCATGCCTTCTGGTGTCGCGACATTCTCCTCACCCTCTCGGGCCATCATCACCAGATCGCCATCGACGTGCTTCACGGTGCGTGGCTTGACCGGATAGACGTGACCGCACACTGGGCAGGTGGGGCTCGGCCTGTGCATGGCGAAGCAGGCGGTGCATGTCCGCACCGTCTCTGCCTTGTCACCCTTGCCGCGTCCCTGCACGAACCCGTCAGCCAGCGACCACTCGCGGTCGTCGTCGATGAACCCGTGCCGCGCTGTGTTGCCAGCGTGGTCGAGGATGATGGTCTTCTCCTTGTCAGGGTGCGGCCTGATCGCGCGTCCGCACTGCTGCAGGTATAGGCCCAGAGACTTCGTCGGGCGCAGCAGGATCGCCACCTCCACCGCCGGCAGGTCGAAGCCCTCGCTCACCAGATCACAGCTGGTCAGCACCTGCACCCGGCCCTCCTCGAATGCCTTCAGGACGCCGTCGCGTTCCTCTTCGTTCATGCCCCCGTCGATGTGGCTGGCCGTGTAGCCTGCCTCCCGGAAGTCTTTGGCCACGTCCATCGCGTGCCTCACGCTCACGCAGAACGCGATAGCCTTCTTGCCCGGCGCGTATTTACCGTAGTGCTTGACCGCGCTCCCGGTGATGACGGTCTTCACCATCGCCGCCTCAAGCTGCTTCTGCACGTAGTCGCCCATGCGGGTGCCGACGCCGCCCAGATCCGGCGCGCTCGGCGCATAGACGATGGCGTGGGAGAGGAACCCCTGAGCGGTCAATTCCGCCACCGTGGGGCCCATCACCATGTCGTCGAACATCTGACCCAGCCCCTTGCCGTCGAGGCGCTCAGGGGTGGCTGTGACGCCAAGCAGGCGCGCTGTCGGGAAGCCTGCCACGACCTTGCCCCAGCTAGACTGCGACGTGAAGTGATGCGCCTCGTCCCCGATGATCAGATCGAATGGCTTCATACCCTTCATCCGCTTCACGAGTGTGAACACGGAGGCCACGACGACGTTCGCCGTAGGCACACCCCGGTATCCCCCGGTCATCACAGCATGCGACACGCCGACCTTCTTCAGCGCGCCACTGATCTGCTTCAGCAGTTCGCGGCGATGCGCCAAGATCAGGATGCGCTTGTTGTTCCGCGCCATGCCGGCGGCGATGTATGAAAAGATCACGGTCTTGCCGCTGCCGGTCGGGCTGACCAGCAGGGTGCGCCCGTGGCCAGAGCGAAAGCTATCGCGCACCGCCTGCACGGCGGATTCTTGGTAATCTCGAAGCTGCATTGTATGTCCTCAGAGGGAGTGGCAGACACCTTGGCCCGGTCTGCCAGCGGGGGGCGACGTGCCGACTCTCCAATTACTGGAAAGTCTTCCCGGCCCGTCCAAGTCAGTCGCGCGGATGGCGCATATTCGCATTCTTCATTCGCATGACCAAACCTCAGCGGATCGCTTAAGGCTCGGCCAGCCCTTATCGACGGTAAAGCTACGCTCTTCAAACAAAAGATCATTCGTTGGCACGATGGTCAACCGATCATTAATGGTGCGGATGAACATAAACTCTTTACCTTGACTGGGCTCATGCGTGAACGCATCGTTCTGCGGCACCGCCGTGAACAGATACTCGCCAGCCTCGCCGCTCTTCACCCGCACCCGTAGCCCGTCCAGATAGTCATAGACCAGCAGCGAGAAGTCCGTGCCGTAGCAATCCCAGATCTGCGCCTGCGGCAGCGTCCAGTCGGTGCATGCCGGATCGGCGCTGAAGCTGATGGCGTGGGGTGGCAGGCCACGATAGAATGCACCGCACTCCAGCATAACATGACACCCCCACGCGCGGCCCGGATGGCTATGTAGGCCAAACCAAACCGCCGGTTCGTATCCGGCGCCATGCTCACGCAGGAATGACGAGTCCACCCACACGTAATAGTGGCGCGGTAAAGATCCGCTGGAACTACTCATGGTCATTCGCCATGGCTCATGCCCCCTCGATCTTCAGTGGGCAGATACGATAGCCGACGTTCAGCACAGTGCCGTTGTCGTAGCGGCAGAAGTGATTGCCGTTGGCATACCACTCAGCGACGAGGTAGCTCGCCATAGCCAGCGCCGGGGTGGCGGCGGTCACTGCAATCACAGCGGCAATAATCAGTTTCTTCATGCTCTCTCTCCTCATTCAAGACGCCAAACGCGGACGCCATGTTCAGCGTTACGCACAACAAACTTACGACTCAAACGACGACCAGCGTGTGACGCAGTGCTGCTCATCGAGCGCAGCTTTGCGCCGTCAACGAAGAAGCTCTGACCCACATTCAGTTCGTTCCAAGGATACTTCGCCCGGCGCTTGCGGGGCTGCCGCTCTGCAGGGATCTCGTAACCATCTTCGATTTTAAACGTCATTCTGTCCTCCGGTTTTTTGATATTCTAAGGGTTCTACTCACAGTTTCAACTTATAAATCACGGCGTAAGCGTTCTTCTTTGAAGATTTTTTCAGCCTCTGAACGACTCACGCCATACGTATATGCCAACTCGCGCGGCTCGCGCTTCATCAGCACATCATCAGGCCAATCACGCACCATCTTACGCGCTAACTCCTGACTGCTAACCCTCTTCATCGGTCCCATACCCCTACTGGCCACTCTTTTTTTGGTATAAAAATTGCACGCGACATCGTTCCCTTGAAGTAGACCGCGTTCTCACTCTTCTTCGCGGCAGGATGGCGCAACAGCACGCCTACCCAGCCCTCGTGATAGACCGACGACTGCATAATTCTGTTCAGTGACGTGATGCTCTGGCCAATCCACACCCCCGTCGGAATTGCATACTCGCGCTCAACCTTCAGTCCGTAGCGAGCCAGCGTGTCATCTGCCACTTTGAGATGAACGTCTGATTGTTCGTCCATTTTGAAGCAGATCATCAGCAGTTCCCCAAGAGTCCGATCCTGCACGCCGTGCAACGTCTCGACCCGAACCGTCGCCTGAGCGATGTGATTCAGCAGCACCCGGTCTTCGCGCTCTGCCTTCACCTGCAGGAAGTCTTCGAGGTTCACCGTGGCCAGATACTTCTCGCACTGCTTCATATCCAACAGCTTCGTGCTGTAGAGGCTGTGGCATCCGGCCAACAGCGTCCCAATCTGGTCGCCGATACGGCGGTTCGCCAGCACCGTGGCAATCGTTTCCTTGAAGACCACGATGTTGTGGCGCAGCGTGAACAGATTCTCCAGCTGCCTGCCCAACAACCGCTGCGGCATGTCTTTCGGAATCGACAAGGCCAGAGCGATGAAGTCCTTGAAGTCCTCTTCCCTCTTGCGCCGCTCCTCTGATGTGAACGAATCCAGCGGCCTGATCGTCAGCACCGCGGTGCGCGTCAGGTCGGCAGCCTCCTTCAGCCCCACGCCAATCGACGACATCAAGAACGACGACCGCATCGTGAACGACTGCGCCTGATGGTTCGCAGACCCCTTCAGGATCCGCCCCCTGCCCTCGCTCGACGACTGCCGCATCAAATCCATCACGGCCTTGCGTCGCGCCGCTGACGCTATCTTGTTTTCTTTCTCATCGGTCTCCGCCTCGTCGAACACCACCGGGATCGCGTCATTCTTTACCACCTGCCGGATGCCAGCCTCGGTCGTGGCGCCCAGCGGATAGATTGCCATGTTCCCAAGGCAAGCGCCGGCCACCATGTTCACCACCGTGGACTTCCCCGAACCCTGATTCCCCGTCACCCACGCATGCGTTCGCCAATCCAGACCACCGCACACAATCGCCGTCGCAATCCAGCCAGCCAACAGGTCGCCGTGGATCTGCGCCTCCCAGCGCACCTTGTTGCACAGTTCGCGGATCATGCGACCATCGTCGTCGGTCGCGCGCGCATCGAACTTATCAACGTCCAAAATCAGGTCGTGACCCTTCGTGTAGATATAGCGACTCTTCACTCGGACGTGTGACACCTCCCGCGTATCGCAACCGGGACGCGCCACCAGCAGCCTGTTCCCTGAGTTCAGGATAACCCTCGACCCCTCCCTCTCGTCCAGCCACACGCCCCGCCCCCGCATTCGGGCAGGATCATACACGCCGACATCTTCACACTGCCTGATAACCAACGAACCAGCCTCATCCCAGTCAATGCTTTTGGCGTCCGTTTTCCCCTGCAGCATCGCCCAGTGGTTTTTATCAGCATAGATCGCAAGACACCCAGCCTTCGTCCGCAGGCGGTCCAAATGAAACGGGAGCACCTGCTGCCGGTTCTGTAAGTGAAAATAATAAACGTCGTGGTCATATCCTAGCGGTCGCCATTCACGCGCGGCCTCCTCGTCCGGATCCTCAGTCGCCTCGGGCAACGCAATCGCCGCCTCCGGCACTGCCGCGCGCTTCAGTTCCCGGCGCAGGATGTCCGTGATCTGCTGCGGCTTCACCTTCAGCGGCAGCGCATCGGCCAGATCCCAGCCGTCCGGAAACACCACGCTCAGCGTCACAATCGACACCGGCACACGCTGTTCACCCAGTATCTTCTGTATCTCCAGCGCCGCCTCGATCCCCGGCGTGTCGTTATCCGGCCAGACCACGCAGTCGTGACCAGCCAACAGGCTCCAGTCCGTCTGATCGACAGCCTTCGCCCCGCCCTGCCATGTCGTGATTACCCAGCCCTCAGGCACATATTGCGCTGCACCATCGGCGGCCTTCTCGCCCTCGACGATCAGCACGGGCGCGGTCGGCGATGCCGCCAACAGGTCGCCATTATACAGCGGGCGATCCTTGCCGAACCCGGAGGTCAGGAACTTCTTGCCGTCCCAGACAATCGGCCTGATCTCTTTGCGCTTCATCGGCGGGTTCCACCGCGCCACGGCCCCGAACGCAGCACCATCAGCCATGCGGTAGATCCACATCGCATCCGGCTCCGGGCCAAGAGACTTCTGCAGCGTGTCCGGTATCACCACCGGCTCAGGCATGGGCGTGACAATCTCCGCCTTCGCCGTGATGTCCTCAGCAATCGCCAGCGCCTTCAGGTCTACCTTACGCATGGCTCAGGCCCAGCATCTCGGCGAAGCCCTTGATCGTATCTTGCAAATTATCTCCGAACAGCTTCATCGAAAGATCAATCATGTCGCCCTTCTCGCCGGTCGCGAAGTCCTTCCACCGCCCGGTGCTGAACGATACGCCCAGCGACGGGTTGCGGTCGTCGCGCCACGGCGCACACGCCAGATACCAGCCGCCCTGACGCTTGCCGCCCGGCAGCCAGTCACGGCACAGCGCCTCGATGTGAGACGGACTCAGCCGATCCTTGATGTCACGGATGGAATACGACCGGGCATTGACGGGTGCGGCGGGTGAACGAGGGGGAGCATGCCTCCCACCGCCTCTGTGGTTTTTAGGCAAGCCTTGGACAGCGCCACAGTTCCCGGTCGTCATTGATATATTATCCCTCTATCGCCGCGCCGTCAAACGCGGGATGGCAATGCTACAGTTTCAAATTGAACTGACAAGCCTGCCAGCAAAATTATTCTTTAACGTCACCACGCGGCAAGCTTCTGCCCCGTCCGCGCCTCTACCGCGCGGCGCAGCATCAACGGGGTTAATCCCCACATCCGCATCGCTGTGCTGTAGTGCTTCACCAACTCCGCAATCTCAGCGTCAACGGTGTCCATCTCAGCCTTCAACGCATCGCGCTTCTCGAATGTCGCAGCCGCAGCCGCGATCACTTCATGCTCCGTCATGTCTTGTCCCCTCAGTGCTTCGCCGCTGGCCGCATGCCGTATTCCCGGAGCAAGTCCAGCGCCCGCTCCATCTCGGCATACAGGCGCCCCGGTATCATGCTGTCGTCCGTATAGGCGTCGAACGCATCGACCAGATTGTCCAGCACCCGCAGCACCCGGCCAGCATCGCGCGCCGTCAGGTCGCCCTGCTTCTCCAAGTGCATCGCGCTCACCAACTGATCCCGCGAGACCGAAGTTAGCAAATCACTCAACTGCCCCCACGCATCCGTCTCATCCTCGGCCTTGATGCCGAAGCACAGCGTAAACTCATGATGTTTCATCATATTTCTGATTCCCAGTCCAAATCGACAGACAAGCTCTCAATCGCCAGCCGCAAATCCTTCGGCAGCGCCGCCGGGTCTACCGACACGCCCAGTATCTCAAGCTCATCGATCTCAGCCGTCTCATGCACAGGCTCCCACCATGATGGTGAGCGCGGCACACCGTAGTCGGCGCGCTCCATCTGGCAGATGAACGTCACCCGCAGGTCGTCGCTCTCGTATGTCGCAGTCGCAATCATCTCAGTCACTCCGTTACAGTGGTGAAACTGCGCGTCGGTATCAGCACCACGCGCTCAACATCTCGGCTGTCGCCCCGGTCGTAACGACCGCCAGTGGACACGGTGTGTTCAACCGGCACCTGAACGATGCCCAGTTCATCCGTCCACTGCACCGCCAGCAGTGCGTCAGCACCCCTCGCATCTATCGCACACAGCGCATTGTATTTATGCTCACTCAGCAGATACGTTTCGTATCGCGCGCGCTCATTCCTACGCACCTTGATCTCGACGACACGGGGCCGCGGCCGGCAGCGGAACACAGCATCGTATGACGCGAACGGGTCTCGTGGCGCCGTGGCCGTCAGCCCGAATGCGCGCTCCAGCTTGGCGATGACGCCAGCCTGATTGGCGCGATCCGCATCGCTCTCATAGACGGGTCGCGTCATTTCTCCCCCGTCAGATATTCGAGCAGATGTTTTATTGCCTCGATGTCTTTTTTGTAGAGTTCCTCGTCTTCGGGGAGAAATTCAAAAGAATCTATGTCCTTTTGCAGCATGGACAAATGCTCCCTTAGCCACGCGATGGTAAAATCTTCCAAGGTTTCCGGTTTTATTTCAATTATCATTAGCCTTCCCCCTCCTCTGCTTCAAAAATCCACTGCTCCGCGCTCGGCCATTCGCCACAGCCGGACAGTCTCTCGATCCACGTCCAGCCGCTGCGCCACTTCCTCATTGCTGCGCTCTGCCAGCGCCGGAAATACCTCAGGCACCGGGGTTCCCCGCGCCACCACCGCCTTCACCTGCGACAGGTGCGCCCGCGCTTTCTCAGACAGGCGCACAGGCGTGAGCCGCTGCCCATCCCACCACATAAAGCGGCGGTCGTGGATGATTACTCGCTTGCCTGTGCTGATCTTCACCAGACAATCTCGCGCCTGATGCCCAGACGATAGTCATGGAACGGCGAACCATCGCGCTCCACGTCCGCATCATCCTCGCCTATGCGGGCCATCTCCCAGTGCGCCCGCGCCGTGTCCTCGTCCGCCTCAAACGCCCGCTCGAACGCCTGTGCGGCGGCCAGCGCCTGACCGACGAACACGTAGTCGGCATACCACTTCACATCGCGGTATGTGACCAGAACCATGTCCTCCGTCTCCTCGACGTGGCACCACTCCTGCGGCCAGTGCCGCTCCAGCCACCCCTTCACCGTGTCGCGCGGATAAAACGCGAACGTCACATCGCTGCGGTATCCCATGTTATTCACTCCCCTCTGCCTTGTTTATCATCTGCTGCACGTCATACAGCAGCCGCGCCGCCCTGTTCGGCTCCATGCCGCCATAGCCGTCGGATTCGTAATCCGCATACCGATCCAAGAATTCGGCGCACTCGGCCAGCAAATCCAGTATTTCGGCCATCATCAGACAATCTCCTCTGGCGTAGCGAAACCAAACATCGGCAGGAAAAAGAACGGCTGCCCGCGATCACGCATGACTGCCGCGCCTTGGATTTCGTTAGTGGCCCGTGCGGCGTCCCATGCGGCGGCCCCTGCGGCGGCCCATGCGGCGGCCCGTGCGGCGGCCCATGCGGCGTCGTCCCCTGCGGCGTCCCATGCGGCGTCCCGTGCGGCGTCCCCTGCGGCGGCCCGTGCGGCGTAAAACTTTTGCCAGTCATTTGCCGTCATTGCATCCAAATGCCGCCAAAACGCCAGAACACGCTGCGCCTGATCGCCCAGCACTTTCTCCGGCTCGGTCAGAACGCACGTCGGAGCGCCCGGCATACTGTCATTCACCCGCCGCAACAGCACGGCATGAGCGCGGCTGATGCCCAGCAGTTCCGCCGTTTTGCGGTCAGCGTCTGCCTGTCTAATGCGCCGCAAATCATCCGGCGTCATGCCGCCGATATAGTGCAGCACCTGCCCTTGCGCGCACATACACCCTCGATCGTCGATCAGCTCGCCCTTGAACGGTATGTCAGTCGGCCAGCGGGCCAATAGTTCGTCAAGCGTCATCGTCATTTTCTGCTCCGCTTTTAATTCCTGCGACCAAAGCGCCAGCGCATCACGCGCCACCTGCATGGCTTCGTCACACACCCGGTCAGCTTGCGCCTGCCGCTGCCGCTCTTGCTCCACAATCGCCGCATCCAGCGCCTGCAATGCCTGCTGTCCCGTCATTTCACTCTCCCTTCGCATTCGCTAGCGCGGCCCTGATAGCCGCCAGCATCTCCGTGACGCCTTCCTGCGTGTTGTCATCCTCGAACCCAGAGATAAACGCCTCGGCTCGATCAAGCGCCGCCAGCATCGCAGAGACAGACACTCGCGCGGCCCTCGTTTCGCGGGCCAAGACGCGCATATATGCGCCAGCCGCGCCTTCCAGCGTGTCCGCTGCATCAATCAGCGTTTCATTGGCAGCATACAGCGTGTCCAAAACATTCCGTTTCATACGTCCTCCCCTTCCCGGTAATCCGCGATCATGTGTTCGGCGATTTCGCGCCAGTTCACGTCCGACAGAAACGCCATAGCGTAATCACGCGCCAAGCCTTCGCGGGCGCTCTCACACACCAATTCTTCCGCTTGCTCACAAAGCACCCGGCCTAGCTCGTAGGCGTCCAGATCGTTATCCGACGCGCCATCATAGCCGTCGAACATCTCCAGATTGACGCGCCAAGTGGCGTAGTTCGTCCAGCCGTTATATTCGCTCATCTCAATTCCCCTTCACTGTCGCGTTAAACCGCTGCAACCACTGCAGCGCCGTCAGCACTTCATATCGCGCACGATCCACAGCCTCCGCCGTCCGAGACGAAAACGTCTCAAGCACAGGCTTGCCCGTCTCGCGGCTCACGATAATCCAGCTCATGCCACAGCCCTCACAATCGCGTAGGACGGCGGCACCGCCAGAACCCGACCAATCAGATCGGCGCACCATGCCCGGTTAAACGGGCAGTCAATAACGCGCCACATCATGCCAGCACCTTCAGCACATAACGATTAACAATCGCCTGCGCCCGCTCCACCTGATCCGCCGAGAAGTATTCCGGGAACGACACGACCACGCACTGCGCGGCGCAATCTTCCTCGAACCACTGCGACGAACCCGACCAGTAAGCGGCGTAATCGCGCATCGCTTCCTGCACCCGGCCCAGCAATTCCGGGCTAACCCAGATGCCGCCATGCGATGCAGTGGACACATACACGATACCGTCCGCAATGGTTTCTTCGTCCTGCACAATGCCCCAAGGGCTGTTCTTACCAACAAACATAGTTGCTCCCTAAGTTCAGCGGCCCGTCATGAAACCGCTACGCATCTCTACGTGCGGAAGTATTTTTATGCAAGTATAATCAGCAGCATAAACGGATGTATTTATAACCGATGCCGGATTTATACGAAAACCAACGCAAGCCTGTATGATACAGTGTATCACAAAACACGTAAGCCCCTGCAATCCCACGGGAAAACCTATTTCTTAAAGAACCCTTAATCATACAGCCCAACCCATTGAAAACAAAAGAAACAAACGGAAAACGACAAAAAACATACAGGGGCTGTATGGCTCTTAAGCCACTGAAAACGCTCGATAAAAAGGCTGTTAATGTGAAAATAAAACGGATTTTAAAAAGACATAGCCCCATATAGATAGACATACCCCCTGTATTAGTTAACCAATACACTAAAAATCCTATTGGGGTTATATATATTTTTCTTGTTTTATTTATAATAATAATAAGGAAAAGATATGTAAAAACAAAGGCTTATAAGTCATACAGACCCCGTTTTATTTGCGTTTTTTCCGTATGTTTGGAAAAAATATCCAATAGAAACAGGCTCTTAGGCTGTATTACTGCACGTTACGTTCATCGCGGCGTTCATCCGGTAATTCAGCGGGGGGAGGGGCGGCGGACAAGCTCTTGCGGCGAAGCCGGGGGCGGGGGCGCGTGGGCGTGGCGCCGGGGCGGCGGCGGGCTGGGCGCGGCTGGCAGCGATTTTAAAGCCCGCTGAGCGCGTCCGGGTGCTGGGGGTGGTGCAGGTGCCAGCGCGATGCTGGCGGCGCTGTGCGGCCCGTTTCCGGGCAAAGAAAAGCCCGCCGGGTGAGGGCGGGCTTAGTGGGGGTGGGGCTGACCTATCAGGCGGCGTAGGTACGCACGACATAGCCAGCGATTGGCAGGGCGCGCACAGCGTCGTAATCGTCCGCCATGTAGTCGATGTATGTGTCGTCGATATGGACGATATAATGGTCCTTGCCGCTGCCAATGACGCTGCCAATGACGCTGCGGCCACTTTCTTCATATGTGCAGCCATGAGCGCCGATGTTTTCGTCAATGATGCGGCAGGCGTCTGTGAGGGTGTCGGCGACGACAGTGCCCCAGACGAGGCCGCTGTTGCTCTCGATGATGGTGTATTTGCGTGTCATGGGTAGTGTCCCTTCGGTTAGATGATTGTATCGGCTTGTCTCATCAGGCCGCCGGGAGCCGCCCGGCTGGCGACGCGCACCAGAGCGCGTTTCGACGTTATAGGTCGCGTTCTTGCATTGCGGCATTGACGGCGGCCCATGCCGCCTCATCGCGTGGCGTGCCTAGCGTCTCACTGTCGCGGCCATAAAGCCACCAATAGCCCTTCAGGGCGTCATCAGGCAGGCGGGTGAAACGCTCCGTGTAGTAGGCAAGCCATTGGTCAAACGTGGCGCTCTCGGCGGCGCTGGGTGCTGTGGTGGTGCTCATGATGCTGGTTCCTCTCAAGCAGTGAAGGCGGACAATGCGCCTAGGCAATGGTGGCGGTCGTTGGGGCTTGCCTGATGAGACCAGCGGATAAGCAGGCGTTCAGGGGCTTGCGTATCGTCTCCGGGCAGGCGGCCCATCAAGGGCGCGGCAGAATAGCTCGATGAACACTTCTTCAGCCGTGTCGCCTTCGACGTGGAGCGGGCGATAGCGGCCAAGGAAATAAAGGCTTCCGATAATCATATGTGCTCCCATTGTGTTGCGTCACATTGCAATGTGATGGGCCGGCGCTGGGCCGGCCCGGTGTGATTAGGCGGTCAGGCCGCACACGCCAGATCACCAGTCCAGCACACATGCGGGTGGTGATCGCGCAGGTAATCGTCCAGCAACACATCCGCGTACTCGACGCCAGCAATGACGTAGACGTCCTTGACGATGCCGGTACCGTAGCGAGGGGTCTGCACCCGGTCGCCAGTCTTGATCCATTTGCGTGTCATGTCGTTTGCTCCCTTCAGATAGCGGCCAGAACGGCCAGAACGATAACGAGCGCGGCGCCGCCAGCGCGGATTGCAGGCGGCTCTCTGTCACCGGAGAATGTCCGCACATTCGAGCAGGCGCACTAGCTCCCGCGCCCATCGCTCAGCCTCGGCATCTTTGCCGCATGATTTATAGGCAATGGCTTTGGCCATAGCGCGGGCGGTAGCGGAACGGTCGATCATGGTAGTTGCTCCCTTCGATGTGGTGGGCCGGCGCTGGGCCGGCCCTGTTGCTGTTAGCGTTGCGCGGCCCGATACAGGGCGTCCATCGCGTCATTATCGGTGTGGTTGCTGATCAATTCATCGCCGCTTTCTTCGTTGCCCCAGATCAGCGAGAGCACACCGAGGCGCTCCCCGGTAGCATCGCGGATTACCAGCGCGTCCTCCCCGGTGGTGGCCAGCGCCTCAAGTATCTCTTTCGACTTGCGCGACCGCTTCACGGTATATTCCTCGCCGTCATAGACGGAGACGGTATAGCCGGCGGCGAGGGCGGCAGCGACTAGCCGGGTGGCGGTGCGGCGTTCGCCAAGTGTGGTGTAATCTCTGTGCATGTCCGTTTCCTTTCCACTAGACCGGGCATATCGCCCATGAACAGGAAACCATGAAACAGCACATAGCGTCAACAGTAAACGACAACATTCAGCACCGGATGCGGATATATATTCAGCCGGATGTGGTGCAATGCCTGCCCAGTTTCCGGCTGGCGGCGGCACTGGCACTGCCCGCACACCCCCCACCCACCGACAATGCCCAGCAAGGCGGCGGTTTATATACATATATACCCAATCAGACTTACGGTTCCGTCAAATTTCGTTTGCTATTTTTGAGCGCATCCAACAAAGTGCGGGGTGCAAGGAGGCGTTATGGAAGACTTAAGCATTAATTATCTGCGGGGAATTTTCTCGTGTGACGCTGATCGCGGGGTTCTTCGTTGGAAAATTGGGGCTGGCCGCGTTTTGGCCGGCGCTGTGGCTGGCTGTGAGAGCGTGGACGGCTACATTGTAGTGAGACATGGCGGCAGGCAATACCGTGCCCATAGGGTAATCTGGGCTATGCACTATGGGTCTTGGCCTGAGCGTGATCTGGATCACGTTAACTGCAACAAGTCCGACAACAGGATTGTCAATTTGCGGCCCTGCGACGACACTCGAAATCAGTGGAACATTCCGGCTAGAACGGGCTCATCGTCTTACAAGGGCGTGGGCAGACACAAGGGCAAGTGGCGCGCGCGCATTAGGGTTGGCGATGGCAGGCGCATTGAATTGGGGGCTTTTGCGACTGAGGAGGAGGCGGCTGAGGCTTACCGCAGTGCGGCTGTGGTTTATCACGGCGAATTTGCCCGGTTTTAATTCCTCTGGCCCTCCTCAGCACCCCCACCCCCTGAAACGGCCCCCTTTGTTTTTAACTGTGGTTCCATATATAATAATTTACGCGTATTTTTATTGCGCTGAACGGGTTGGTGACGTGAGGGGTTACCGTGTGAGATTATTTTATTGCGCTGAACGGGGTGACTGATTATGTTTGCTGGCATGGATGATTTGGATACGATCACGTCTGAGGATAGGGACGCGATTTTTGCGCGTGTTTATGTTGAGCAGAGGGCGTTGAAGAAGGGTAATGCGGCTGAGATTGCGTGCGTCCGGGCTGGGATTACGAGTCCTGAGTTGAACATGTCGATTGTTGCGTCGCGGCAGCTGGCTCGTCCTGAGGTTCAGCGTTTGGTTATGGCTGCGGAGGCTTCTGGGTATGAGGTTGAGCGGCGGGAATATACGCGGGATTTGTTTTTGGATGAGTTGCAGGCTGTTGTTCAGGCGGCGATGGACAAGGGTGCGTATCCGAGTGCGATTAGTGCGGTGAAGACGCAGGCACAGTTGCTGGGGATGTTGGATCAGACGGTGAATGTGAACCACAGTGTGAGCGCGAAGGATTTAAGTTTGAGTGAGTTGCGTGCGTTAGTGGCGCGTGAGGTGATTGAGTCTGGCGGCCCGTCGCTGATTGAAGGTGAGTTTAAGGTTATTGGGCGCGGTGAAGGGCGCGATGGCAAGCTCGATGAAGGGCGCGAATGATATTACTGTGGCCGGAGTTGCAGTTTGGGCGCTTACTGTCGTATAAGGCAGGAGCGCCCGCCGGGGAGATCAGGCCCCGGCGAGCAGCGCACATAGGAAGGGTGATTCCGATGACGCTTAGTGAGCGTGATATACCGACAGCCGATTTACGGCAATGGCTGCGTTACGACGCGGATACGGGTTATCTGTGGTGGATTAAACCGCCGGGAGGCAGGGGCCGAATGAATGTTCCGGCTGGTTGCACGCGCCCAGACGGTCGGATTCAGGTTAAGGTTTTGAAGCGGATGTTTAAGGCGCACCGGATCTGCTGGGCGCTTCATCATGGGAAGTGGCCGACGGCGGACATAGACCACGCGAATGGGGATCCGGCGGACAATCGGATTTGTAATTTGCGGTTGGCGAGCAAGATGGAGAATAGCCGCAATCAGAAAAAGCGAGAGGGTTGCACGTCTGGGTACAAGGGGGTGACGTGGGACCGGAACTGGCGGAAGTGGAGGGCTGCCATTCGGGTTGAAGGCCAGCTGATTCGGCTTGGGAGCTTTGACGACGAGTATCAGGCGCATCTGGCGTATTGCCGCGCCGCTGATGAGTATTTTGGAGAGTTCCGTCGTTATGGATAAGCAGGAACTCTTGGAGGAACTGCTGCGGCGCGAGGAGGCGATGGTCTCCTTGGAGAAGTATATTGAGTATTGTTCGGGGATGAAGGTTCCGAAACACATGAAATACGTGTGCGACAAGCTGGACGCTGTGGCACGCGGGGAAATTAAAAGGCTAATGATTTCAATGCCCCCCGGGCACGGGAAAAGTTATTGCGCATCGCACTATTTTCCAGCTTATTATCTGGCGAAATACCCTGAGAAGCAGATCATCGCGGCTACCCACAAGCAGGAGTTGTCGGACAGCTTTGGTCGTAAGGTTCGCAATACGATCATGTCGGATGAGCATGCGAGGATTTTCCCGGATTCGCGGGTTTCGGGGGACAAGACGGCGGCGGGGGAGTGGCAGACGACGGCGGGCGGCGGCTATCATGCGACAGCGACTGGTGCCAACGTGACGGGCCGGCGCGGCGACATATTGATCGGGGACGATTTGCTCTCCGGGATTGAGGCGGCTGAGAGTGATCGCGAGCGTGACAAGCTGTGGGCGTGGTGGGCGGCGGACATGTTCACTCGGCGGAAGAATTTAAACACGCCGATCATCCTGATAGCCACCCGTTGGCACCTCGGCGACCTTATGGGGCGGCTGGATCAGGCAGAGCGCGATGGCAACGGCGAAAAGTGGGAGCGCGTAATTCTGCCGGCGATTGCTGGGGATGATGATGCAATTGGGCGCAAGCCGGGCGAGGCGTTGTGGCCTGAGCCGTTTCCGATTGATGAGCTTGAGCGAGTCCGTAAGAACCCGGCGACCACGAGTCGCGTCTGGGCATCGCTATGGCAGCAGAACCCAGTCGTCGATAGCGGTGGCATCATCGATCAGACGTGGTTTAAGTGGTGGCGCTCCCCCGAGCCGCCGAAGGTGAAGTATGTTTTGCAGGCGTGGGACACGGCGCTGACGGCGAATAAGACGTCGGCGTTTAGTGCGTCGACGACGTGGGGCGTGTTCGATGACGACAATGGGATCCCGAACCTGATTTTGCTGAGTGTGTGGCGGGAGCGGGCGGAGTGGCCGATTCTGAGGCGCATGGTGCAGCGGATGGCGACGGATTACCGGGACGATAACTATAAGATGCCGATCAAGGCATCGCGGGAGCGGGCGCCGGATACGGTGCTGGTGGAGGCGAAGGCGAACGGGCAGATGCTGATACAGGATCTGGGCCGGGCAGGGATTGTGGCGACGCCGTTTAACCCAGATAAGTTCGGCGACAAGATTGCGCGTGTGCGGCTGGTGACGGATCTGATCGAGAACGGGCGGGTTTGGCTGCCGACGATGAAGAATTCGCCGGATCAGTTGAGGCCGTGGGCACGGGATTTCATGGAGCAGTGCGTGCAGTTTCCGGCGGCGGATTCGCGGGACTGGGTTGACACGATGACGATGAGTTTTTTGC